CGATGTCGTCGCCTGCCCACCTTCAACCGTTACGCCAATCGAAAGCGTTCCGGTCAGCTTCGGATCGACAGGCGGTTTTGCAAGCAAGCCTTGAAGCATATTCGTCATGACCATGAAAGGCTGCGCTCCTGCGCCGCCTGTCATTGCGGAGAAATTCCCCTTTGCAACAAGATCCTGCGCCGCCGTTCCGAAGCCGCCGTCAAGCAAGGCCGAACGCGCTGCGCCTTTTTCTGCCGATCGCATCAAGTCACTGCTGACCTTTTCAGATTTCTTCCCGATCAGCGTTCCGGCGTTGCGAATAGTTTGCTGCATATCTTCGAAATCCGCTTTCGCAAGATCGAATTGAATCTTCGCGTCTGCATATCCTTCGCTTGCCGGGTCAAGCTTCTGCAAATTGTTTTGCGCCGCCGTCAGCTTTTGCGAAAGGTCTTGCAAGGTATTCAATCCGGCGCTGTACTGTTCAAGCGCTTTCGCTTTTGCGCGAATCATTTCTTGCTCGTTCAGCCGGCCAACCGCTTTTGCAACATCGTCATACGACGACTTCAAATTGATATTTGAATTCGCCAGCTTCGGATTTGCTTCAAGAAGCGCCTGCATGCCCTTCTCATATTCGGCGGTTCCTTGCGTTGTCGCTTTCATTGCGGTCAGCAAATTATTGTTGTTCGCAACATTGTCCGACGCCTTTTTATATTCTTCCGTCGCGGCGGTGACCGAAGCGATATCGGTCCGCGCGCCTTTCAATACAGCGGCCAGCGCAATGACTCCGGCGACGATCATGAAAATCGGATTTGCCTTCAACGCATTCATGATGACTTTCAGTTTTTCAAATGCAGAACCGACGGCCATGATTGGACCGACGACGGCAAGCATTCCGGCAATGACAAAGATCACTTCTTTCACCGGCGTCGGCAGTTCTGTCAGAAATTTCGCAAACTCCGAAACGGCTGACCCGACTTTCTGGAAGATCGGCAACAGCATTGTCCCGATGTTGATCGCCAGGCTTTTCACGGTTTCGATTGTTTTCTTCATTTGAAATCCGGCAGCGCCAACGCCGGTTGTCTGATCTTTGAAAGCTTGATTCGTAGCGCCTGATGCCTTGCTCATTTCAGCAAGCTTCGACTTGAATGTTTCGGATTGCGCGCCAGTCAATGCAAGCGCAGCGGTCAAGCCTTCGACGCTGCCGAACATTTCCGCAATTTTCTGCTGGTTGCCGCCTGCCGCATCGGTCAATTTCTGCATTGTACCAACAAGGCCGAACTGTTTTACCATCGCATCGCCGCTTGAGAACCCGAGCGAAGCCATGACCTGTTGCATGTCTGTTGTCGGCTTCAAAAGTGCGGTCATCGCGCCGCGAAGCTGCGAACTGACTTCCGAAGCGTTGCCGGTAACGCCGGAAAGCGTTGCGAATGTCGCAAACAATTCTTCCTGCGATGTATTCAGCGATTTCGCCATCGGAACGGCGCGGCCCATCGATGCAGCCAATTCAGGGAAAGTCGTTTGCCCGAGTCGAACGGTTGTCAGCGCAAGGTCGGAAGCTTTCGAAACGGCGGTCGCGGTTGTGTCGCCATATCCTTTCGTAACGGCAGAAAGAAGATCGATCGCTTCGCGCGTTGTTGACAGACCGGCCATCGCCGCCTTATTTGCAACAGCCAATTGATTGACGGATTCAGCGCTGTCGCCAAAAGCGGAAACGATTTGATACATGCCGGCAGAAAGATCCTCTGTCGACGTTCCGGTTTCTTCAGACATCTTCATGATCGACTTGCTCAAATCATCGACGCGCTTCGTATTTCCAGGAATAAGCGACGCAATATTCGCCATGCCTTTGTTGAAATCAATTGCCGATTTTATTGCAAGCCCGCCAAGCTCGGCAATCGGCAATGTCATTTTCATTGTCAGGTCTTTGCCGACCTTGCCCATTTCGCTTCCGGCTTTGTCGAGTTCATTGGCGAAATCTTTCATCTTCGACGCCGCTGTTCCGATTTCCCTACCGACCGATTTGATTCCGTCGGACAGCTTCGAAAGCGGTGCTGAAATCCGATCCTGCAATTGAAGCAGAAGTGAAACCGCCATCGTTGCTGTTGCCATTTTCAATCCTCCACTTGCGGGCGAACCCAATTATGGCCTTCAAGCCAGAACATCAAATCCCAAATATCCATTTCGAAAATATCCCTTGACGGAAATCCGAATGTATAGGCGACCAACCAAACCGCCTTCGGCCAATCTACGCCAAGGGATTTGATAAACCCAATGAAGAAGTGTCCAGCGCTTTCACAATTTCGAACAGGTCGTCGATAACCATTTCGCCGATTTCTTCTTCGGTCAACGCCTGCATGCCATTCTTTGTATCGATCTCACAGACGGATGCGAGCAGCGGAATCATTTCGCTGATGTCGCTCTGTCCGATTTCTTCTGCGTTTTGCCCGGTCAACAAATGCTTCGGGAATTTTTTCAAGTCTTTGACTTTGAACTTTCTGATGCTGACCGTATCAATGATTTTGAAAATTCCGTCTTTGCCTTTCGGAACTTTGATGGGGTATTTCAGTTTCACTTCTTTCGCCAGTGTTTCGGCCATATTATGTCTCCTTGAGTATGTTTTTGACAGCCCGCCAAACGCTTAAAACAGGCCCGCCATTGCGTTTTATCGCGCTTGGCGGGCCTTTTCCTTACGACAGGGATTCGATCCAATACGGCCCGTAGAAAACGAGTTTCGTTTCGCCTTCGCCGCCTGTCACCGAGAAAGCGCGCTGACAGGTCGCGCCCTGCATCGTGTAGACTTTCCCCTGGCCGGCTGTCCGGAAAATCACGGTTCCGGTATCGCGGATTGCAGCAAGCGCGGCAAGACTGATATCGTCGCGGTCGGTGACACTGACTTCAAGCTTTGCGACTTCCGGCGTTTCTTTGAAGCCGTGCAATCCGGTGTCGCCAAGAACGGGCTCCAAATTGAAACCCGGCTCGCCAGACAAACCGATTCCGCTTGCGACAGCGCCGGATTTATTCAACAGCGGAGTCCCGTTGACAAGGACTTCAACCCTTCCAGTGATTCGCGGCATATATTTTTCCTACCTTTCGTTTCGTCGTTTAGAGAATGAACTGAATCTGCGTTGCGAGAATGCGGAACTGGTTGATCAGGTCGGGCGGCAGCAGAACGTCGATGCGATCGCGGTCGGTTGCATTGCGCTCGACGATCAGGTTGTCCGAGAAATCGGAAAGGTTCTCGATCAAGCCCTTCTGTTCGAGTTCGGCAAACAGCGCAATGATTTCCTGCTTGATCGTTTTCGGCGTCGCGACTTTCATTCCGGGCTGAACCGGGAAAGAATCGTCGGCAAGCTTGAAGCGCTGCGACAAGAAGCGCAGCCACATCCGAACACGATACTGATACCGAATTTCCGAAAGCGTCGCCATCGTTTCGACGTTCAGGTACGAAGCGTCGGCATTGCCGGCGCTGTCGGTGCGATAGGTCGTGACGATTCTTTCGAGCAGAACATTCCCGTTTGCGTCGACGTTCCATGTGCTGATGCCGTCGTACAAAAGAAGATTGCGTTCGGTGTTCGTGAAGCGATCGACGACATCCGGGGCGATGATGTTCGGCAGCTTCAACGTTTGCAGCGGGCGAGCCGGATCATCGTTCAGGTAATACGCCGCGACCGCGCCGAAAACTGCCGCCCATTCTTCTTTGGTCTGCTGGCCCTTGTAGAAGCCCAAGATCGAAATATACGGGCTGTTCTCAAGCTTGCCTTCGGTCGAGCATTCGCCGGCAGTTCCTTTGAAGGCGACGAAGCCGTGACCCTGCTTGTCCTCCATCGGCCCGAAGCGTGTTTCCAGTTCGGCTTTCAGGAAATCGAGATTCGTCTGGTCGGTGTACGGGCAGACGATGTAATGGTACTGTTCATTCTCGATGACAGACCATGCGGCATCGATGTCTGGGTCGCCGGCTCCGCTTGCGAGAACGGAAACGAGAACGGAATCACCGAAGCATGCCGGCAGCGCTTCGCCAGTCCGCGAATTGAAGCGGATGTCGATGCCATTGCCGAGCGTTCCCGAATTGGTTGCGATCAGCGTGATTTTCGCCGATGCCGTGATGACCGAAGCGACAACCGGACAATACGGAAGCGCGTTGATCGCGGCAGCGACAGCCGAATTGACGTCGGCAACGCTCCACAGATTTTCAAGCGTGACTTCGACCGGATCGCCGTTGATGGCGAAATGAACGATTTCGTTTGATGTGCTGACGCTGCCGCCGGCATGCGAAAGCGAAACGGAGAAATGCAGCGCGCCCGAAGCGCGAACGCCGCCCGAAGAATCGAGCGCGATCGCATATGTTTCGGTATACGGGTTCGCTTTCTTGAACTGCCGGCACATGCGCCCGAGAACGGACTTCGCGCCGAAGAATCCGTTGCCGATCATTTCGCTTGTGATTTGTTTCAGTTCGCCGGTCGACGCCGAGCCGTCACTCGTCATCTGACCAAGAATCAAAACTTTCTGCGGATTGGCCGCTGTGCCTTTCAAGGCGCGACTGTTGTCGACTTCGGTATACGAACCCGGCAGTCGAATCGTTGTCGGTATATTGTTAAACGTCACCATTTTTCTTTTCTCCTATCTTTTTTGATATGCTGATATCATCAGTATACTTTTCCTGCGCCGGCAATTCAATAGGCGCGGCAATTTTGGCTTCGTCTTTTGCCGGCTTCAATTCAACGTCGCCTTGCTGGACTTTCTTCTGCCAATACGAACTGTCATCCTTCGTGACCCATTCGAGCGGCAGCGCTGCCTTTGAATTCGGGTCACGGACAATTCTTCCGGCCTTGCATCTGATCGTAATTCTTTTCATGGCTCCACCTTTCTTCAAGCGTTTTTATCAAACCACAATTCGTCTTTCGGAATTGTCAAATCTATTGGAATACCCTGCCCTGGTTGCAACGGAATTTCGTCGCAAGGCGTCATCACGATTTGCGTATAAATTTTTTCAAATTCGGTCAACGCCTGAACGTTGATGTCCTGATAATTCTGAATATCGATGCCGCCTTCCGAATAATCCGCGCTGCCTTCACCATCAGCATCGATTCCGGTTTCGTCGAAAATCGTTTTGCAAAGCAGACGCGCATCGTATTCAAATTCGAATTGGTACCAGAGATATGCGGTATCGTAATCGAGCAACGATTCGCCGCGATACCTGATCAGGCTTTCAGCTTCCGCGACCTGCCATCCGAGAAACGCGCCCATGACCTGCTCGCGGATATCATGCAAACGATCATATGCAACGATCCCGTAGTTGTCGCCGTTCGCTTCGTCGACTTTCAAGCAGACAACAACGCCGAACCTTTCAACAAGAAGCTGGTTGATGCTGTCATCGTTCGATGACTGCGTTGCAATGCTACCGCCAAGCGGGATAACAAAACAAAGATCGCGCGCAGCCGGGGAATTCATTGCCGCCGCAAGATCAACTGACCCGCCAACGAAATTTCCGAATATCGGCTCGATGTCGCGCCGTTCGTAATTTGCCTGCTTTTGACGCATTCGCAAAATCAATTTCCCGATTTTCATTTAATTCCCCGTTTCATTGCGTCTTGAATGCGCTGTTCAAACTTGATTCCGTTCATGCCGCTTTTCAAGAACGGTCGCGGCTTCATCTTGCCAGTTCCTTTTTCAAGGAATTTCGCATAGACAACATTTGTTCCGACTTCAACAGCGTCTTTGCTGGCGAATATTTCAAAGCTTCCAACCAGGCGACCGCCATCAATCGCAGGCGGGTTGCCGGGCGCGGAAGGGAAATGCCATTTCTTGCCGCGCTGGTAGGACCAGCTTGCGCGCTGCGTGTCCTGCATGTTTTCCATGATTTTCGTTCGGACGTCTTGCCCGATCGATTCCATTTCTTTTGTCATTTCAGCGTTGATATGACCGGGCCATTGCTTGAGTTTATTCAGCACTCTGATCGAATCGTCTGTCAAACGAAATTCAATCGCCATGTCCCGTCCCCGCTTCTCTAATTTCAGAGCATTTCAAATAGGTAAATTCCGAAT